CATCCTTTCTATGCGTCAACTCTAACCGAAAAATACTTAAAATTTATCAATTACGTCGATATACGTCGTAAAGCGTCGAAACACGCCAAACAAAAACAGCCCCGAGGAACCGTCAGGCTCCCCGGGGCTGCTGCTATACTATGATTTTGTTGGCGTTAACATTTTTGTGATGCCGCGAAAACGTCACATATAGGTCTTCTGGCTGCGCACCTGAGCTTCGATCATCGGCTTCAGGTAGCTGTCGAGGTCGCCAAAGGTCTCCTTGATGAACTTGATGGTCTCCTGCGTCAGGGCTTTCTTCGCAGCGGTCAGTGCGCGGTTGTAGGCAATGCGCTGCGCAGCCTCGTCGAACTTGTCCTGTTCCTTCAGGGCATCAACGTAGGTCTGGTTGACGTACTGGACGGCGTTGAACACCGCGTTGGCGGCATTCTGGAGACAGGTCTGCGCAAACTTGTTGTTGATGTAACCGTTTGCAATGCTGACACCCTTGTTCAGGCCCCAGCCGAAAATGACGGTCATTGCGGGGATGCAGGCGGTAAGAGCGACTTTCAGAAATTCAGTCATGGTTATTCTCCTTTGGTTTCGTCGTCCGGCTGGCTGTCGTCTGCCGGGGTTGTGATCTTGTGTTTCTTGATGGTGGCCATCGCGCCAAATTCGACCATCCAAGGCGCGGCCATTGCGGCAATAGCAAGACTGTCCGGGGCCGTGACACTATGCCAGTAGAGGGCTAGAATTGCCGCATCGAGCACGGTACACATGAAAAGGCAGTAGATCACCGCCTTATCCATAAAACCGCGCTGTGGGCGCTTTCTCTTGCGCTGGTGGCGTTTGGTGGGGGTGACGTTGATGTGAACCTCCTGCACGGTGCATCACCTCACAGTTTTTTGAGATACTTGTCCGCGCCGGAAATGGCTTTCCAGCTTGCCGGACCGCAGATGCCGTCCACGGCCAGTCCGTGCGCCTCCTGCGCTTTCAGCAGAGCGTTCTCGGTGTTCTCGCCGAAAATGCCGTCCGGGGTCAGTCCCAGCAGCCGCTGGAGCATCTTCGTGGCCGCCCGGTTTGCCTCCCCGGTGCAGCCCCGGCGGATGGTCGGCAGAATGAACTTCTGGTAGGTGGTGCTGGGGTACTTTCTCGGCGTGGTGCAGAGCCATGTTGCCTTGCCTGTGCGGGTGTCCGCGTGGCACATGGCTGCTTTGGGGTGCCAGTAGATGCCAATGCCGCCAAAACCGACGGCCTGCGCGATGATTCCAAGCGCGACCGGGTTCACGGTACGGTTGAGGGTGCGCCAGTCTGCTGCCATGCCATAGCGGTGCTTGCTGTTCGGACTGCCGCCCACGGTTTTGCTTGCATTGTGAACAATGCAGCGGTAGCCGCTGGTGATCTTGAGCGGAACGCCCAGTACGTCCCGGATGTGCTGCAGCTTGTCCACCAGCTCTGTGTCGATCATCTGGGCGGTGCACTTACCGCACTGGCACTCGAACTCGTCTCGGGTGAAGTTTTTGCTCAGTGCAGTGGTGTCACCGCGCTGATAGGTTACGATGCTCATAAAATCAGCCCCTTTCACAGAAAATCATGACTTTCCAAAAGCTCATCGTAAACGCGGTTGATATTGTCGATGGCATGGACGCACTTGCCATTCGGGAAATTTTTGTGCTTTTGGCAGTAGTCCTCATAGTCATACACGATGTCGAGCATTTCGTCAAAGTGCTCTTTTGTGTGACGAACCCCATGTATCAGTTCATCATTGAAACGCAAAATTTGCGTTCTCCACGATCTAGCTTCTCGGTCATCATCGGTAACAACATGTTCGTCCAGCTTCTTTTGTATTTCCTCCAACCGCTGCTGCATGGCTTCAAGACGCTGCGTTACATCGGCGTTTAGGTTTTTGCTTAAAAATCCAATAATAGCTGACCACGGGTTGATTTTGATAGGAGCAATCTCCACAAGAGACAGCAGAACAATGATGGCAGGCGTGACCATGACAGGCCCCCATGCTGCCCAGATATCTTTCAGGTTCATTTTGGTTTACCTCCTGCGGGCCAGCAGCTTTTTACGCAGGTCAGCCCACATAGTCTTCGCCCGTGATGTTCTTGTAGTCACCGGTGGCGATCTCGCCCTCTGCCACGCGCTCGGCCAGAACTTTCTTCACGCCTGCACGGCGGGATGCGGGCATCTCTGCCCAAGTCTTAGTGCCTGCAATCAGGCGGTTTGCCCAGATAATGTTCATGGTGATACCTCATTATTCCTTGTTCAGCGCTTCGTCCAGCTCACACAGCGCGGTTTCGATGGCGGCCAAACGCTCCTCGTTGGCTGCGTCCTGCTCACACAGGGCATCTTCCATTTCAGCCACACGGTCGGGCAACTGTTCGTGCTCCTGCTGCTTCTTGGCTGCGGCTTCCTTCTCCTGCCGGGTGGGCAGATTATGCTTCTTCCATTCGACCATGATTTCGTCCTCCTTACTGGAATGCACCGGAAACAGAATCGATATAGCCGCCCTCGCCGCTTGCGCCGCGCTCCACGCTGATGCGGAAATTGAACGCCGCTCCGGCAGAAGCGGTTTGATTTTCAAAGACGATGCTCATGCCCTTGCGGACTTCTGCCGTCACGTCCTGCCAGACCGGCGAATCATCCAGCGCGTTGTTGGTTGCTTCCGCCTTGAACGCGGCATCATTCGGGATGGATCCGGACACCTGCAAGATCGCCACAGTAATGTCACCATCCACTGCCAGCGGGGTGGTCAGCGTCACACTTGCGGCGTGGACGGTCTTGGTGAATGCGGCGTTCAGGCTGGTGCTATCCTTGCCGTCGCTGGCGGTGATCTGGATGGTATGGGAGCCATTCAGGATGCGCAGGAAGCCGTCGGCGGTGCTGGCCAGTTCAAAGGTCAGCGCAGTACCGCTTGCAATGCTGGTGTGGGTGGCGGTGGTCTTTCCGTCAAGTTTTTCGGTGACGGTCAGCGTGTCGCCGTCGGCATCAGTAACGGTATAGGTGAAGTCGAAGGGTGCGTTCTTCTCTCCCAGATTCGTGGAGCTGGCGTTGATGGCCGGGGCCACATTGTATCTGACCGTGCGTATAGCGGACGTGGTGTAGCCAGACTCCATACCATCGGTGTCGTATGCCTTGACGCGGTACATCACGGTAGACCAGCCCTTGGTGATGGTGTCGGTGTAGGTCAGCGCGTCGCCCTTGTACACCTGCATGTAGGCGGAGCCACCATCGGTGCTGCGCTCCAGAATGTAGCCGCTCAGGTTGCCATCGCTGTCACTGGCCGCAGTCCACGAGATCACCAGCGTGCTGCCGCCCTTGACATCCTTCGGCACCGCGATGGACGGCGGCGCAGACGGGGCGTTGTTGTTGACCACCGTTACCCGCGAGCTGGTGCGCCAGCCAGACTCAAGGCCCTCAGTGTCGTATGCCTTGACGCGGTACATCACGGACGTGGTGCCGAAGGCGATGTTGTCCGTGGTGCTGGTGGCCGTACCCTGATAAATCTGACTCCACGACCAGCCGTCGTTGGTCGAACGCTCTACCTTGTAGCCGCTCAGGTTGCTCTCAGCATCATAGCTTTTTTCCCACGAGATTGAGATGTTCGTGCCGCTCATGATGGACGAAGGAACGGAAATGTTCCACGGAGTCGAGGGCGCGGTGTTAGTCGAGACCGTGCCATCATCAGATACCAAGAGAGTAGAGGGCAAAATCAAAGCGGGGCGAACACCGTAGTAGTTGGAGCAGTTGTTGTAGCCCCAGTTGCCATTGGAGACGATGAACATCACGCTTTCGGAGACTTGGCAGAACGGAGAGCGGAGCGTCCAGCAGACATCGGCAGAGCCGTTGAGATAGGCAACACGCTTGGAATCAGGGCCATTGTCTGCACAGCCCTTGAAATAGGCCAGCTCTGCGCCCTCGCCGCTCGGCATACCGTCGAAGCTGAAGCTCGTTTCGGTCGCACTGAGCAGGAAAATCTTTGCAGACAGGCCGTTCGAGCCGCTGGCGACGGTCGTAGACATGCCGCTGCCTTTGCGATACGGGAGCTTTACCTGCTTGATGGCGTTCTTGATGTTCGACTCGAAAAGGCCCAGGAACGTGCCGTTCAGGTAGGAGTGGATGGTGCTGTTGGCGTAGTCGCTAGTGCCCAATCTATTCCACTGGCGGCTTTCGTAGATGTCTTTCATCAGCAGCCACGTGCCATCGCAGCTTGCGTCATAGATGCCTGCATCCGGGATGCCCTGATGCACAATGATAAAGTCCTTGACCGTACCGTTCACTTTGATTTTAACGGTGCTGCCAACGGCCTTTGCGCCTAATCTTACATTTGCCATAAAAATTCACCTCCTTACTCAAAATTCAATCCTTGCCTGTTCGGAGTTCCACACACCGGTCACGGTCAAGCCGTCAAGAGACTCAAAGGTGACGGAGAACGGATTTGCCGTTACGTCGGTCGCGATCTTCAATTGAAGGATATCGATATCCGCCTGCATCTTTGCAGCGGCGATGCGCAAGTCTTTGTGAGACTCCGGGGACAGGTCGTGCTCCTGAATCCGCTCTTCGACAAACAGCTGCAAGCTCTGCATCTCAGCGCTCAGATTGAGCGAGATCTCCGCATCCCTGGAAATCGCGATCACCACAGTGAAAACGAACTCAAACTCCTGATCGGTGGAAGCCGCCGGGATCTCGACACCGCGGTCATCCTGCACGAGGAGCAGGAGCGTATCTTCTGCCGCCCCGCTCTGCCGCCCGAAGAGGGCAATCTGATGCAGGGTGTAGGTATCCTCCGCGCCGGTAATGCGAATCTTCACGCGGCGGGCAGCGCTGCCGTTTTCTTCAACAGGCTCGATGCCCATCAGCTCAAGCAAATGCCGCTCGCCGGTGACGTCGGTCTGCGCGTGGAGCACAGCGGCATTTGCAAGACCGCTTCCTCCGACAGCCTGCGTAATCGTGAGCTGCTTGCCCGATACGGCATCCATCAGCAGCTCAATGCCGGCATCGGTATAAGCCAGCGTTTCCCAACTCATTGCGTGTCCTCCTTTTTGATTTCAGGCATCCGCACCGATGCAAGGATGCTTGTGCCGCAGGGTGCGGCGGCAATGTAGGCATATGCTTCTACGGGGTCACAGAACAGATACATTCCGAACACGATATGCGCAGGCTTGATCTGGTTTACCATGTGGATCAGTTCTTCGCGGTGAAGCTTATCTTCAACGTGAGTGCCGATGGTCAGCAGGTAAGCCGGATAATCCACGCGGCATGTCCACCGGCCAACGCCCAGTAACGTGTCGAGCTGTTGGTACAGAAATGCAAGTGTAAAGGGTGGGCGGGTGCACAAACGCGACAGAATGCGCTGCCGTCGAAAACTCAGCGTTTCGGTCAAAGGCTTTGCCCGGATATGCAGGACTTGTTCCCATTTCTGCACAGAATCCACATCCATGGTCTGGACAAAAAAGTTCTTCCCGATGACCCGTACACTATCAGCTGTCCGGGAAAATTGTGCTTTTTCAGCGTCACAGACCTGCTGGTATTCCGCAATTTCCCGGTAAAAAGGCGGCAAAAGGGAATGCAGGTCATGGTTCAGGTCAAGTTCCATGTAGTTCCACCTTCCCCAGCACCGGAACCTGCTGCAAAGCACCGGTCTGCTGCAGCGCCATGTCCGCAGCAATCCCATTGAGCGTCAGAGCCGAAACATTGACGACCCCATCAAGAGAGATGAGCGCGGCAAGGACACGAGCAAGATACACCTCTGCCGAGTAGGCAATGGCCGTACTGCTGATATTGACATCCCAGTTTTTACGAATCTGCAGCAGGTAGTCACTGACAGCGTCCTGCGCAGGCTGCTGTACGGTTTCAAGTTCGTGTCCGGATGCAAGGGTCAGCGTGGCAGAAATGTCTACAGGCACTGTCTTCGGCGCTGTGACGGTCACCTGCGCACCGATGGGCGCAAGCCCAAGGCCAAGCCCCTGACCGGGCGGGGGATCGATGGCATTCTGTACCATCTGCACAAGATCACTGGACGCAGGAAGAAAGTCGGCTCCCAAGATGGAGCAGCACACCGTGCCGCCACCATCCCACACGGGGTAGACCTGCACAGCGCCCACGCCGTCTATCGCTTCGATCTCCTCAACGTACTGTGCCACGTTTCCACCAAAGCTGCGGCTGTTCAGACGTTCAATGATTCTCGCGCGGAAAGGCTCATCCTCTTCGGTGTTTTCGCCGGGAATCAGAAGATCCGTCAACTGAGCGCTGTTCAATCCTTCAATGGAATCAATCGGCAGAATGGGGCCGGAGTATCGGTTGCCGATATCACCGGCAGTCTCAGCCTGCAGACGGTAGGCGCTTCCCTCCGTAATGGTGGAGATGACCACAAAATTGATACTCTCAGTGCCATTGATCGTTGAAAATCGCGCACCGATCGGAACTTCACAGTCAAAGATGCCGACCTTTACAGCGGCGGAAGCCTGCTTGCGGGTGATACCGGCCAGCACTGCCAGAAGATCCAGCGAATCGCCGGAGGCTGTCTGGACGAACGCCTGTTTCTGCACAAGGTCGAGGCTCAGATAAAAGCCCTCAAGCACGTAGGCTGCCGGGCCGAGGGAAGTCTGGATAGGGCTGGTATCGCGCTTGTCGTAGGTGTCGGGCACAAGGGAAAGCATGTGATCGAGAATGTTTTTATAGGTTGCAGCTGAAAAATCCTGCATCAGAATTTCACCTCCGTTCCGGTCTCAACATCGCCATAGACTGTTTCGACGGTAAAACTTACCGTCAGGTTTTGCCCATTGATGCTGTATTCGTAGTTTTTTAGGCCAATAATGCGGTCGTCTGCCAGCAGCGCATCCTGCAGACGGCGCTGCAGTTCTGTGGCAACATAACCGGCATCCTGTCCGACCAGCCCTTCCCATTGCATACCGCTTGCCGGCTGGTAGATCTGCCAACGATAGCGCTCTACGTTCAGGATGATCTCCACTGCCTGCTTTACGGCATCATAGCCGTCGCATGTTCCGGCGATACGTCCAGCTGCACGGTCGATCTTCCATGTCAGGGAAGGCTGAGCGACAAACTCAACGCCGCCCGATAAATCGATGCTGTTTTCCGGCAATACGGCCATTTAATCACCACCTTCATATACACGAGATAACACGACGAACTTCTGGCCACGCTGCACACGCAGAAGAAGCACCTTGTCACCGGCTTTCAGGGCAGGGTTGAGGATGATATATTTCTTATCCTTGCTCAGTGAAAGGACTTTTCCATTCTCCCAGCCTTTGATGTCCTCGCTCTGTACAGAGCTATCTGCGCCCCCTGAGAGCAGGGAATAACCAGTGTAAGGCTCCGATGGGCCGCCTGTGCTGCCGTGAACACCAGCGTGTATATGGGGCATGGCGTGCCGGTGTTTCAGCAGCGGGATCTTCTTTTCAATGACCGGCTCTGCAAGGTAGAGAATATCCTGCCGCAGTGTAGCCATTTCCGTGTTGATGGAGATTTCCAGCACATCATCATCGGGCGGGGCCTTTACCACGGTGCCGATCTGCAGATCGGTGGGCTGGTCAACGTCTCCGGCAACCCGGTTCAGCTGCAAAAGTGCTTCCACGATGTCCAAAAGATTTCCCTCCCTTACAGAGCTTTTGCTTCCAGTTCCATGGTGTGCAGATCGTTTTCCCACGTATGAGAGACCTTTTCCAGCATGACATACTTGCGGAACGGGTCGCCGTCAAGATCATTGATATTGACCAGAAGAAGCTGTCCCGCCCGCAGGCTATTGACACCCAGCGAGGTGAATTTGAGTTGCTGCAGAACGCGATTGTAATACTCCAGACTGACCTTTGCCTGCTCCTTGACCTGTGCGTCTGTGGCCGCTTCGTCCACCTTTTGATAGAGCTGCAGCAAGCCCCAGCGGGCAATGGTGTCCGAATCCTTTCGGATAAAAACATCGGACTTGCCGGTCTCCTTGTTCGGACGCACCAGCTTGATGCTGTTGTAGGTCTGGGAGTCAATGGACGTGTTGTAGCTGTAGTTGGTCATCAGGCTCTTTTCGCCGATGATGTAGTCGCTCTTCATATCAGCTGCAGAGCGCAGAGCAACACCATCTCCAGAATCGTAAAAAACAAAGACCGTGCCGGTATTCAGCAAGGTCTTCTGGATGGCAGTATTGATGATGTCGATGCAGCTTTTATCCTGCATCACGAGGGAGGGGAGTTTGTAGCCGGTATCGGCCAGCGTGCCCACATCTACCTGCAGGTCTTCACAGATCTGCTTGATAATGTCGGCGGCGCTCTGGGCATAAAATGTGTAGCTGTTATTTGCTTTCAGGTAGCGCAGCCGGTCATAGCAGACCACATCCACAGGCCCCCAACGGTCCTGCCCGCGGCTGAATACCCATCCATAAAACTGCAGTTCTCCATCTGCGGAAAACCGTACAACGTCGCCCTCTTCGATTTTGGATTGCGGCGTGCGCAGATAGGTGAAGGTAAGCTTGCCGGGATTCCCGGTGCGCTGGGTGATCCAGCTTGCGGTTGTTACGCTGTTAGTGAGGTTTAGCAGGTCTCCGGGCGTTTTGCGGCCCACGATCAGTTCATAGCTCACCGGTTCACCTCCGTGAGGTCAGAAGCGGACATCCAGCCGAATACCACCCCGGAAAGATCCTGCACGCAATACGGATGCGGGTTTGTGCGGGATACGATGCGCCGTACCTGCACCTGCTGGCCGCTGAGCGTGCCGGCAGGTGTTGGTGCAGTGCTGGTGCTGTAATATTTCCCGTTTGCCTTACGCTGGGCACCCACATAGAGTTTGCTGCTTTGGATGCTGCGTGCTGGAGTAAGGATCACTTTTACAGCACTGACAGTAGACGTTGCGACAGCAGCGGCAGAAAGCGCCCGCGTGACAGTGTTCAGCGCAGAGGATGCCGTAGTGGCTGCAGGCGAGAAGTTTCCGCTGCTGCCCTGCAGAACAGCCTTCTGCGGTGAAAAGTCCTTGTATTCAGTAATGGTCAGGTCAAAGTAAAAGTCGCCGGTCTCGCCGCCGCGCTCCTCGGTCTTGAAACTGGTAACAAGGCACTCAAAACCCATGCCGCCACCCAGAAACGGGGTGCCGTTCTCATAATAGCGCACCGGCGTATAGACGATGGGCCTTTTCTGATCCATTGCGCTCTTGAAAAACGTAATGTACACCGATGGCGGTAAAAACACGGCCGCGCTCATCCATGGGAGCCTGCGTCCGGGAAACAGACCGGAGATCGTTACCTTACGCAGCTTTGGCGTGCGCGGCTGCATGACAGGGCCAAGGCCAAGCACATTATACTCGCCATTGTCGGATTCTTTGGTCTCCGGAAGCTTTTCCGGGTTGATGGGCAGGGACAGCACGGTGCTGTCCCGTGAAAAATAAATGCGGTAAAGGCTCGGCATACATTCTCCTTAATTGACCGCAACGACACTGCCACTCTGCACGCGCTCCATAATGAGGTCGCCCAGAAGATCGGCAAGGCTCTGGCGGTCGGCTTCAGTGTTTCCGGTGTTCTGGCCTTGAACAGTAATGACCGGGGCCTGCGAGGTGAGGTTGATGTTGTTCACGAATTTACGTTCCGCAATATCAACCATCATCTTGAGCTGCTCATCTGAAAGATCAACCGTTTTTGCGATCTTACCGGTGTTGTTCTTAATTGCGCCAACATTATTCAGCAGGGAATTGACATCTGCTGCCTGCGGAACGCCCAGATCGCCAAGACCGCCCGGCCCGAACAGGTTGCCAAGGCTGAGGTTGGAACCCCAATCATATCCTCTGGTGTAGGCGCTGCCGAGATCCATGTTCTCCCACGGCTTCACATACTCGGTATAGCCGCTGTTCTGGATCTCATCGCTCCGTTTTTTGGCAAGATCGGTGATCCAGCCGCCCAGGCCGCTGGTCAGATCGACCGTCACGCCGGGGATCATGTTGATAAGCCCCTCAACAGCGGACGCAATATTCTGCATATACTGCAAAACGGTGATTGCCATATCATAGAACAGAACTTTCACAGCTGCGACCGGGTTCGTGAACACATTGCCCACAAAGTTTGCAAACATGGCAAATCCATTCTGCAGGGGAACCAGAACACTGTTGAACACGAATGCACCCATCACAGCAAATGCGCCCGTAATGATACCTGTAGCGGAAACGCTTGTGCCTGCAAAGTGGTTCATCACAGCAACACCTGCATACAGGGCAGCTACCAGCACCAGAACGGCGGCAGCGGCCAGTGCGGCCGGGTTTGCGGCCATGACGGCATTGAGAAATGCCTGTGCGGCAGCGGCTTTCTCAGAAGCAAATGCCAGAATGTTCGTCCAGTTGGCGGCAATCAGCAGCACACCAAAAGCGGTTCCCAGAGAAATCACAATGGGGACAACCGTCTGGATGTTGTTCGCTACCCAGTTGATGGCTGACAGCAGCGGGTCAAGGGCACGGATGGCAGCGTTGGAAGCCACCGTCCAAACCTGCGCCCAAGTCATGGGGGTTTTTGCAAATTCAGCGTTGGTCTCTGCTGCGGCTGCAAACATGGCGTTTTTTACAATGGCGGCGGTGATCTGCCCCTGTGCACCCATTTCGCGCAGCTTGCCCATATCCACCTGCAGATAGTCCGCAATGGATCTTGCAATGGCCGGTGCCTGTTCCATGACGCTGTTCAGTTCATCGCCGCGCAGCACGCCGGACGCAAGGCCCTGTTCCATCTGAAGAATTGCAGCCTGCGCAGCTTGCCCGGATGCGCCAGAGAGCGCAAGCTGTTTGTTCAGCTGTTCTGCAAACTGCACGATCTCCTTCGTGTTGTCAAATGCGCTGCCCGCCATAGTACCCAACTGTGAAACCAGCCCCATGGTGTC